ATTGAAAATGGAAAATTTAATTGACGTATATGAATACGATTCAAAAGGCTATTTCGCAGGTACAACTATTGCTCAAGTTGACGACGTAACGCGCGAAATTATTTCAATGCCAGACAATTGCACAACGATTAAACCAGAGTGCAAAGAGGATTATTTCTACCGGTTTGATGGTGAGAAGTGGATCGAAGAGAAGATTCCGACTACGCCTGAAGAGTGCGTAGGCATGGTGGTGGCGCATGAGTCTCGTACGCCGCATGACTACACACTGAAAAAGCTCTTTGTAGCACTCACAGCCGGTAGCAAAACTCATCGTTTGGCTCGAGGCAAAGACTTATCTTGGAGCGTCGAGGCTATCCCTGAAAAGACGCCTGAAGAGGTCAAGGCGGAAGCGTCGGCACAAGTCCGGGCGCAGCGCGATGCTTCACTGGCTGAGACCGACCATCTTGTCATGCCGGACTATCCTCTGTCTGAAGGAGAACGCGAAGCCGTAAAGGTCTATCGCCAGGCGCTGCGCGATGTGCCGCAGCAAGATGGTTTCCCACTTGATGTTATGTGGCCAAAGAAGCCTGAGTGTTTGTAAGCGAATGGGGCCGCTCAACAAATAAGCGGCCTTCGCTGCTAATAGCCTCTAGCGGTCCAGTAGACCGTGCCGGCAAGTGCGTCCCCGTTTCCTCTAACAGAAAACCCATTTTTGTCAGGACCCGATTGGAAGAAGAGACCTCCATCGTCATTTAAGCCCCATGTTGTCAAAGTCATACTGATCTGAACATTCGGGGTGGATGTGTAAGCTTTGTGGTAGGTTTTTAACTTTGTGTCGTACTCAAACTGGCCTCCTTGTTCAATGAAGCCGTCAGACCAGATGCGATACCAGGAGGCCCCGTCGTGCCAAGTCTCGACAAGTTTTGCCTCGCCGGTGATAGACGAATCAGCCAACTTATCGTTGACCCACTTGGTGGTTGCGTCACTCCATGCGGCCATGAGATCGCGCCGAACGTCCAGGTAGTCGCTTCTTTGATATGCCCGAGAGACGCTTGTGCCAACGGTGTGAGACAGGCACATTTCGGCGGCTTCGAAGGGGGCTTGCCGATCGGCAAGGAAACTTCGGGCCATGGAGCGCAAGCCATGTGCGACAAGCTTGCCGGAAAGCTCGGTGGTGTGGAGGTATTTGGCCAGACATTGCGAGCTGACGTGCGTGCCAGATGTTCGACCGGGAAAAACATAGTCAGATCGTGGATGCCGAGAGTGTCGTTTAGCGGCGTCCAGTATCTGCTGCATGAAGGGTGTAAGTGGCACACGGAAGGCCTTGCGCTTCTTCATCTCTTCGGCAGGAATCGTGAGGATGTCATTTTCGATCCAGGACCAACGCAACTTTGCGTTTTCGGACGGTCTGAGCATCGAACACGCTGAAAAGCAAAAGAGGATCTGCGTGCGGACTGGAGCATCGAGAAAGCAGCGGCAGACATCGATCATCCGAGACCAGTGCACGGACGGCATCGGCTCGACCTCAGGTGGTGCGAAAACCATCGAAACGCGTTCAAGTGGGTTGTGCTGGAGGTAGCCAGCACAAACAGCGAGATTCATGATCTCGCGCATACGCATGAGAATTCTTTTGAGTGTGGCCTGATTGCCGGCTCTCTCGATAGGAAGGACGTGGCTGATGATCAGTGGCGCGGTGATCTCGTCGATTTGCTTGCGTCCTAAGGCTCTGATGACGTGATTTTCGAGGCGACGTCGTTCTTCTTTGTACGAAGCGATTCGACCTTTTTTCAGGCCGCACCACAGCCTGAAGGCGTCGTTGAGCACGTACCCGGATGGCGGCTTAAGGCCTGCATCTTTGCGACGCCGGCGGACGATCATCCGGGCTTGCTTGAGGCTCATCTCAGGCCAGTGGCCGATGGTCTCGTCTGTGATGCGGCCGGAATGGTGCGACCTGAAGACCCAGGACTTAGATCCGGACGGCTGAACGCGCAGGGTCAGACCGTTGCCGTCGGCGATTGAGTAGCGCGATTCGCGCGGTTTTAAAGCTTGAATTTGTTTTGTAGTGAGTGTCATCGCAAGGCTCCTTGACGTGTGTCTGGGAGCCTTAATTTTTGAAGGAGTTGTCCGCTATGGCCTACTTTAAGTGGTTTCTTTTTTTATTAATCGGAGTCCCGTTCGAACTTTTCGCCAAGCTTTTGTCTCCAGTTTTGGCCTGCTTCGTCCAAGACGACGGCTGGCTTCCGAAGTGGCTCTGGATGTTCCAGACGCCCGACAACACTTGTGATGGTGACCGCAAGCACAAACTGCGTTGGCCTCGTGACGGTGTCTTTTGGACATGGATGCGCCGTTGCGCGTGGCTCTTCCGGAATTCGGCTTACGGATTTAACTACTTTGTGCTCGGTCTCCACTACCAGCCTGGTGATTTGTGGTGGTTTGAAGGCGATCCGAAAGTAGGTGATTTGAGTGGCGTAAGTGGGCTTTGTAAGTGGTACCTCGAGCGAGACGGCAAGCTGATTGGCTGGCAGGTGTACTACGTCAAGCATTACCGGATTTTCGGCCACTGGAAGTGCGTGCGCTTCGGGGCTGGCTGGAAGATTTGGGGCGACACTCAAGCTGAGATTGAAGCCGATCCATACTGCCCGCATTGGCTCTATTTCCATCCCATGAAGGGATCTGGTTTGGAAGAGGATGAGTGATGTGCGAGGAGGACAGCGTGTTGAAAAGAATCTTGACCCCGATCTTTTCGGGGTCTGCCAGTGGCACAGTAAAGGCAGCACCGGCAATTGGTGTGTCAGCTCTGAGCATCGCAGGCGTGCCGCTCGAATCGTGGGTCACGATCCTGACTTTGGTCTACATCTTGATCATGATCGTTGGGGCGTTACCTAAGATCGTCGAGACGTGCCGTTTTTTCTACCGACTTTGGAAGCCACGCAAGATTGAAGAGCTTGTCTGTCAGGTGTCGGATGACGCTGTGGCCAAGATGATCGAGAAGGTCAAAGGAGATCGAGATGCTTAAGCGGATGGTCGTCGGCGGTTTGTCTCTGACGGCCGCCGGTTTGATCAGCATTGCGACTTGGGAGGGCTTCAAAGAGGAAGCCTACATCCCCGTGCCGGGGGACGTGCCGACGATCGGCTTCGGATCGACTGAAGGCGTCAAGCTGGGGGACACGATTAGCGTGCCCGATGCTTTGAACCGCTTGGAGGCTGACGTTCGAGTGGCTGAGGATGCTGTGAGGTCTTGCGTGACGGTGCCGCTGATGCCCTATGAGTTCGACGCCTATGTGAGCCTTGCCTACAACATCGGCCGCTCAAACTTTTGCGGATCGACGCTGGTCAAAAAGCTGAACGCCGGCGATTATCGCGGCGCGTGTGAAGAGATCAAACGCTGGCACTTTGCCAGCGGTAAGAGCCTCAAAGGACTCGTCGACAGACGGGCGGCTGAGTACCGTCGATGCATCGGTGAGGTGCAGTGATGAGTACTTGGATCAAGATCGGGGCGGTTGCCATCGCGGCAGCCGCTCTTTTTTTCGGCGGGTACAGATACGCTGCGGCGCTGTATCAGGCCGACATCGATGAGCTGAAAGCGTCGCACGCGATGGCTTTGGCAGAGCAGGAAAAGGAGAATCGTGCAAATGAGCGCAAGCAAACTGATGCCTTGGCAAAAGCTTGGGAAGAGGTCGAGCGGCAGAAGGCTGATCTGGCTCAAAGCCGCGCCGATAGCGGCTCTTTGCGTGTTGAGCTTGAGCGGGTGCGCAACCTCGCCGACCGTTATCGCGCCCGATTGTCCGCAGCCGGTGCAAGTTCCTGCAAGCATTTTGCAGTCAGACTCGAGCGATGTGTCGGACTTCTCGAAGAGGGTGCAAGCCTATCTAGTGAAGGTGCAGGACTTTCTCAGCGAGTCAGCGGGAAGCACGACGCATTAGCCAAGATGCACCAATAAAAAAGGGGCGGCTTTGCGCCGTCCCGATTTTTTTATGCCTCTTCCTCGGCCTTTTCTTTGGCTCGCTCCTCATCTTCCTTGATGAAGACGCTCGACTTCGTCTTTGCACTGTTCCCACCACTGTGCACCCCAGTCCTTGATGTCGGTGCCGGTTACTTCGATTGTTTCGCACCAGTACCAAGGCATGCACCACGGGCAATCAACACCTGCCTCAAGGTCTTCGACACGGCCTCCTGCGTCCTTCCAACCTTCAATGAAAAGGTCCCGTTCTTCTTCCGAGAACTTGGTGGTGTCGATCGTGGTTTTCATCTTCCGATCCTCTATGCGCTGAAGTTGGTCATTAATCCACTTTGATCCTCCGAGACGTTTGAGAAAGTCTCGCTTTTCGGAGGTCAGGAAAACAGCCATTTTGACGGTTTTCTCTGCAAGAGGTTTTCTTCCGGAGCCATGTCTGGCTCCGCCCCATGACTTAGTTGCCATTTTCGACCTCAATCAAATCGCGGAAGAAGGCTTCTTTGCCGGCCTTGCTGTGCAGGTCGTAGCGATCCTGCGGCATGTCGATTGTCTTGCCCGTAAAGCGGAATGTGATCTTAGACCCCGTGGAGTTCGTGCTGTAAACCGCCGTGCCGTCAAAGCTGATCGACCAATCTGCGTAAAGCGTGAATTTTGCGGGTGTCATTTCGGCGCTCTCGAGGCCGCGATAGTAGGTATGAGCAGTTTCGATGACGGCCTGATCTTCGTCCGTGAAGCCGAGGGCAGCAAGGGCTTCACCATCCTCAAGGGCATCGGCAGCACGGCGGGCGAATTCCTTAAGCGTGCAGCTACCGGAGAGTTGTTCCTTCATGATGTCTTGGATCTGATACAGGTTCGTCATTTTCTTATTCCTTTTGATGTAGGAGCGTTTTGCTCCTTGTTGATTGAATTCTATATCACTTTTTTCAAGTTGAAAAGAGTGTCAGTAAATCAAGATTGATATAGATCAAATGAAAGTCACAGACGAACTCGGACAAAAAATCCTGCGCGAGTGCGCGCGAGGCGTGAGCGTTGAAGACATCTGCCGTCACCACGGTGTGAGCCGAGAGGCCTTTTACCGATGGCGGCGGTTTTACTTTGAGCGCGTCAAGACTATGGAGTCGATGAGCCACGAAGCGCTTCATACAACGCAAAAGGCGAAGTAGAATAACTGCGCCTGGAGCTACTGTTTTGTTTCTAAATGTTGCTTGACAAAGTAAAGACTGCCAGGAATAATGCGCCGATCTCGGAATTGAAGAGGAAAATTTCGAGTATGGAAAAAAGGATGGAAATTTTTAAACATCCTTTCCAAAACCGCGCTGAGTAAGGATGTCCAAATCCTCATAGAACGCCTTGACAAGCGCGACCTTGAATTTGCGAACCGTTTCGGTGTTCTTGCAGTAGGTCACCAGTAGTGTGGCCTGCTGTTCGTTGAGGATTGCTATCTCTCGCTTCTGAATGCCACCATTTGTCTCAAAGGGTTGGATTTCAAATCCGACCCTTCCGAAAGTCTCAAAATCATTGAGATAGCCTCGAACAAGTTGAATGATGGCCTTGTGCGTATTGCCAGTGTTTTCGGCAATGATGACGGAAGAGGTTAGGGCTTGCCCATTGCGAGCAAAGACGAGGTTTGACATTTGAAGTCTCCGTGTAGATTTTCCAGAACCCCACGTCGCTTTCCACGGCGATGGGTGGGGGACCTGCGGGGTGGAAAACCGCTACACGGAACGGCCACCCGAAGGTGCCCGCAAGCCCTCCCATATAGGAGACTTCAAAGGGTCGCATTTCAAATGCCACCCTTGACACTTGACCAACAAAAACGCCGCTCTCTCGAACGACAGGCGGCCACAGCGCCGTGTATGAATCGGGTTTCCACGCCCTAGCTTCGATTTAGAAGCAGGGAAAGTATACCCGATTCTCAGGCGCTTGCCCCTTGGTGAGAAAATGACGGTTGTCCAGACAATCATTCACTCAACCAAGGAGGCAAAAGGTGGATCATTGGCTTGAACTTCTCTTATGGTTTCTTAAAAACGTGTCGCTTTTCATCGCTATCCCGGCGCTTCTGATCATTGCAACCTTTTGGTATGTCTTCTGGACGCGGCGCAATTGGCCGTGTGTTGTCATTCGACAATATCCGAAGCCCAAAAACATCTGCTGCATTCAATTCCCTTGCGGCGGCCAATCCTTGTCGAACCGTACTGCACGCTTCGTCATTTCGTCTTCAGCACCGTTTTCGGCCGATCACGATTACGTCTTGTCCGGATGGGATTCGGATGTGGAACCGGGGGAAGTGATCCCCTGGAGGAAGGAGATCGCCAAGGGCGACCCTCACCTTACGACCAAGGATAAATTTACGATCTCTTTTCTGAAGGATAAGAGTCCGCAAATCGGGTTCTATTCATCGGATCCAGACGCGACATGGTGGATTCGTCCGGACAACATCGAGGCGATGATTTTGCTTTCTCCAATCCCCATCCGAATTGATTCCCGCTACGAATTTTCCCCGTACAGAAAAAAGGGAATCGCATTCAAAGATGGGGTTCGTGTCGTGTATCAATAGGCGCTTGACCCTCCGTGGGAAAATGAGAGGTGCGAATCTTTCAAAGACCCACGGAGGTGATAAATGACTATTGATCCAATTGCTCACATCGACAGCCCTGTTTTTGCCGAAGCCGAGTTTCAGATAGGAAACGAATTGCTCGTCTTTTGCTCTGACGGTCGCAAGGTCTTGGTGTTTGATGTCAGCGAGCAGGAGTTTCTGAATTTGCAGAGAAACCCAAGTGACGAATCAGTTCGTCGTATTTTGCAGACTCATCGGTGGAAGTACGTTCGATGATGGGGTGAGATTCCCTCAAAAACCACCTGAATTCATACTCTTTGCCATTAACGCGGGTCATTGTAAGGCCCGCGTTTTTGTCCTGATGCTTTCCTCCCCACCGGCTGTCAAATCGCAGAATGCTTGACGCCAGTAAATACACGGCCATACGGTAGATCATGTCTTCAATGCGTTTCATACCGCTCCTTGCCGCTTGAGCTTGAGAGCCGGGTTTCGAGCGGTTCGGACCCTCCAAAGCTTGGAATAGCCAAGAACCGGCCCGTCCGGGCGCGGAAACTTCCCGACGTTCTGCCAACGCCGCAGCGTTTCCGGAGAGATACGGTAAAAGGCACAGACGTCGGCAGCGGTACACAGGTCCGAGTCTCGAACCTCCGGGTCCGCCAGCCGAGGCCCATTGCTGCGCCCGGGCACGCGAAGGTGATCCGGTGCGATGCTGGTCGCAAGCCAATTTCGCATCTCGTCTTCCGTGATCCGAAAAAAGGCGGCCAGCACAGAGTACTTGATGAATCCATCAGACATCTTTTTCCTCGTATGTTATTGAGTGCGGACGGTACGGTTCCGGAATCGGTAAGAACGCTAAGACTCTTTCCCAGTAAGGTTTGAGCCAGTCTGTACCGGTCCATACGAACAACTGAAGCCCGACGCATTTATTGATGACGTTCTTGGATGTCACCAGATAAAAACGTCCGGGCTTGCGCGGTTTGTATTTGGGATAAAGAAGCCACTGCATATCAGCGCGTCAAAAAGACAGGGATCGGAGCGATTTTCTCGCGGAGCTCTTTGACCATCTCGTCGCGCATCTCCTCGAGCAGAATGTCCAGGTCGCGCAGTTCGATGGTGAAGACCAGTCTGGTTGAATCCACGATTCGATACCGCATAGTGGCCAGAACGTTGTAGCGGTCTTCTCGACCGACGATCGGACGCAACTGGATCCAGAAGTCACGCGGAACCGAGATGTTTGCCGTGCCGCCGTCGGCGTCGAGCTCGTTGTAGGTGAGCTGAACACGGCCGTTGTCGAGGTTGACAGACTTCTTGAACTCGACCTTCTTGACATCCGAGAGGTTTGACACAAAGGTCAGGACTTCAGATGACGTCGGAGCCTTGGGCTGATCATCCGGTCGAACGATGTTGGAAAGGTGGCGGTCAAGGAAGCGACACAGCTCGATCTGAGAAAGATCTTTGCCATCAATATCTCGCCACTCGACAAAGTCTTTGCTGAGAAGCGGATCGAGCTTGACTTGATGGTCTCGCCAGCTCGTCACGGCGTTGTCGGCATCGTCGCAATAGCCGCAGGCCAGACAATCGTCGCAGCCGGAATCGGGCCAGTTGGAGTTCACGTGGACTGCGGCACTGCGATGAGCGGGACACCTTCGATGCTGATGGCGAAGGGCTTTGCGACTTCGACGGGGGTGGTGTTCTGGATGTTGTTGTCAGACATTGTGGGTACCTCAGTTCACTTTCTTGAAACGTTCTTCGGTGGTCGGCTCATCAGTTGTCTCGACCTTGTCGAAATTGAGCTTGCGCTGGCGAGGATCGGATTCACACAGATCGCCGTCATCGGTCGCAAAAAGGATCGTCTCAGCGGTCGGCAGCTTCGGCGTCTTGAGATTGACTTCATCGCTGACGATCACGGAAGAGCCGCTGTTCTTGGTGGCGGGTTTCACGGAAATCTTGATCGTGACTGAACCGCCCTTTCCGAGGTAGCAGACCTGTCTGACGCATTCGCTCAGAGCTTGTTCGATGTCCGCGGCAAGTCCGCCCTGACGGATGAGTGAAAGTTGACTCATGTGTGGCCTCCTTAGCCTCGGCTGGTGACGCGAATTTCTTGCGAGAGTTCGATGCCGGGCAGAGTGACCGTTCCGCCGGTGGCGGTGACGAAGCGCTCGATGGCGTGAACGTTGATTTCGATGCAGTTCAGAAGCTCGGGGTGCGTGGCCACATGAACCAGGAAAGCGGGAGCGTCCTTGACTTCTGCCTTCCAGACCTTGGTGGTGCTCATGCCCTTGGTCTTCTCAACCTTTGCGACCGGCGCCGCGGTTACGGTCGCGGCAGCCTGCTGCAGGGCTTCTGCCTGCTCAGGTGTTTCGGCTTCCTTCGCCTTGGCTTCAAGAGCTTTGCGCTCGGCTTCAGCTTCCTGCTCGGCCTTCAGACGTGCTTCGGCAGCTTCACGCTCCTTTTGCGCGATGTACCCGCCGATTTCCTTTTTGATCTGTCCGATGGCTGTCTGGTAGCTCTCGGTGACCGGCTTGAAAAGCGCCATCACGTTCTTCTTGGCCTGATCGAGAGGAGCCGTGATGCTCTTGCGAAGCGTGTCCAGTTCCTTGACTCGGTTGCTCATGCCGTTCATCTGTTCGGTGGCGAACTGCAGATCAGACTCGTTCTGAATGATGATCAAAGAGGCGGTGTTCTGCGCCGCCGCGGCCTCGCTCAGAAGCTGATTCTGCTCGGGGACTTGGATGGTTACGTTTGTAGTAGTCATTGGGTCTGCCAGTGATAGATGCCCAGAAGGGCGTTGAAACAGGTTTCGTCCTTCAAAGACGAGAATTCGGTGACTTTGAAGGAGCCGTCGCCGCGAAGCTGCAGGGCAGCACGGCGGTAGGTTCCTCCGTAGTAGCCTTCGGCCAAGGCGACGTATGCGGCAAGCTGCACGCCGACGTGCGGATGGATGCTTGAGGTGGTCTTGATGTCGATGACCCACAGCTCACCATTGATGCGGCAGATGCGGTCCAGCGTCCCTGCGTACTTGGAGCAACCAAGACGATCCTCAATGTGAAAGATTTCCGGGCGGGTCGCCGCTTTCCATCGCTTGTAGGCATCCAGGTAAGGAGTCCACTCCGGGATAACTGAGTCTTCATCGAGTTCGTCCTGATCGAGCAGCTCGGTGCAGGCGTGGACGGCGGTACCGAAGTCCGCAGCCCTGCGCAGAGTTTCTCGATCGATCTCGCCATAGACTGCGGTCGTGAGTGGGCGGAGGATGCGGGACACACTCGGCACCCGAACCCCGCCCACGGTGTAGAGGTGCTTCACATCATCGAACTCAGGCCGAACAACTTGTCCTGAGATGATGATGGAGCTCATGAGCCGGCTCCCTCAGCGGCGGCTAGACTGATGTCTGCTTGGCGCTGTTGAAAGGCGTCTCGGAGGGATTGATTCGACTTCATCTCGTTATCCATCGAGACCCAGATCTGCATCAGGTCTTGTCTGGTGCGAGCCTGGTGAAGACGTTCACGCACCTCATCAAACTCATGTGCGTCGTCCTGGGCTTCCTGTGCTGGTTCTTCCTGCGGAACCTCTTCCACAGCGGTGGGCTCATCTTGTGGCATCGCCGATTCACTCTGAGGAATTTCGGCATCGCCGACTATGCCCACATCAGCGGCGGCCGCCTTTTTGCGGCGCGGCATCTTGCGAGCGGGCTTTTCCTCGGCAGGAGGTTGATCGGAAACTTCGGTGTGAGTGCCGTTGATGATGTCTTCCTGCTCTTCGCCGGACCCCATGCCCGAGAGAATGTCTGGGAAGGCATCGCGTAGTGCAAAGGCACGAGCGCGCATCTTGAGCATGCGCTTCGGGTACTGCTTCCAGGGCCCTATTTTTCCCCACAAACCGGCTCGCTTCGCGTCGGCCACGCTGAACTGACCGATGATCGGCGACTCGAGTCCCTTGCGCTTTACTGTGCAGATGGCCGTGAGGCCATCGTCAGAGTCTCCGCCGACGAAGGTTTCTTTGAAGTCTGCCATCTGTCCGCTTGCCATCGCTACGGCCAGAAGACCATCGCCGTACATGCTCGGCTTGCCGTTTATGACAGCGATGTACTGGAGCCCCTGCACGGTCGGAATTCCCAGGGTGTGGCTCCACATCATGGCCACGACCACGTCATTCGGTCGCCCCTGGAAGTTCTTGGGGATCAGTTGCGAACGGGACATGATTTCAGCAATGTCCATTGCTTCTTGGAAGTTTGCCGGCGCAGGCAAAAGTTCTTTTCCTGTCATAGGAGTCTCCAAAATAAAAAAGCCTCCCGAAGGAGGCTCTGTGTGTTTGATCGTTAGGTTTGCTACAAGGCCATGATCTCTCGAATGGCCCATCCGATGAGTGAAAATCCGAAGCCGAAACCTACGCCAACCAGGGCGTAGAGCTTGATCTTGTTGAAGCGGCGGAGCGATTCAATCTCATCCTGGCCGCGGTTCCATCTCGCAGCCGCCAGGTCAGTCCCATCGTGTTCAATCTTCATGTGAATCTCCACGATCCCTAATCCAAGTCGTATGTGTCCTCGAACCATTCCCAGAGCTTTACCGAGCCGTCCCAGTCGAGGTCGAACTCTTCGGTAGCAACCTTTTCAACAATTTCGGATGCTGTGTCGGCGTCTACATCGTCAAAGACGCCGTCGTCTAACATCTGATTTAGCTTTCTTTTGGCGTCCCAAAAAGGATCTGATCGCTCTGGGAAAAGATCATCGTCTTCGCCGGCGTGAGGGTGAAACCCTTGTGTGTATTCAAAGAAGTTCATGACCACAAAAAAGCCCCTGATTTCTCAGAGGCTGTAGATACGGAAACGCCCGCTAGATCTGCGGGCGTTTGGTTAGTATGCGTGCTGAAGCTTCATCGAAGTCGGTTTCTCAACCGGTGGTGTGGATGAGCTTCTAGACTCATCTGAAATGATCCTGATCATTCGGAAGTTAAGAGCGAATGCTTTCGTTAGGCCACAAGAACTCGTGACGAACTTCAGGGCACCCTGATACGTCTCTCCGGTAGGATCATCTTTGTACGATTCAACCAAGAAGTCGATGATTTCCTCGTCAGATGTCATGTAATCAACGGGATTAAATCGTCGAACCTTCATCATGATCATTCTCCACTAAAAGGCTGATTAGCCAAGGCTTTTGCTTTGATGATGTCAGCCTTTTGAGTTCTTTTGTCGCCTCCGAGCAGAAGCAGAACGACAACCTTTCTTCTGATAGTGTAATAGACCCTGTAGCCTTGTCCTACATCAATGCGAAGCTCGGAAATGTTTTCAATGCGTTTCGCATCCCCAAAGTTTCCCATTGAGACGCGAGCCAACCTAACGCTGATGGCTCGCTTTGCCGTTGGATCAGACAACTTAGAAAACCATTTGTCAAACTCCGGCGTGCTGAGCAGGGTATAGGAAGTTGTATCAAAGAGTCCCATGTGTCAATTTGAGATGTTGTCGACGCAGTATGACTGACGTCGTCGGAAATTGTCAACTCACCGAAAAGACCCACGTGAAGCTACGAGCAAGTTTTTGTGCGTCAAATGCCGATTTCCGTAAAAAATTTGCAGAAAACCGCATTTCATGCACACTTTTTTGCTCATAGCCTCAAATTGGCCTTTTCGACAGTCGTCGCAGCGTCGCAGTCAAATGGACTCTGTTTCACGCTTCTGGGCTCGGCGCCCCGCTGCGAGTCCGTCCCATTCCTCATGGTCCGGTCTGGCCTTCCGATGTACCCCTCGGAGGCGAGAGGGAAGAACTAAGAAGGGCTAAATCCCTTGCGGGAGCAAACCCTTTTCTCTGCTACCGGAACCCAGTGAGTGCAACTCATAGTGTCAAAGGAAACGGAGAAAAACCTCCGGCAGCAGAAAAAAGGATTTGAGTAGAGCCCTTGTGACTGACGCCGCCTGTTGCCTAAGGCGGCACATCGCACGTGTTCGAAAATGAAGGAAAGTGGCGGCGTCAGTCAGAAGGACTCTCAAAGCCTTTTGTCTACTGCCCGGGCGGAGACCCCTTACGATTCAGTGGCGCAGGTGGAAGATTTCCGGGCAGTAGACAGAAGGCATTGCCTTCTTTTGATGTCATGGCAGTGGCGGCAGCTCCGTCAGAAAGGCCAGAAAGAGACCGCACCCGACGATCGTTAGCGTCGCCACAAAGAGACCCAGGCGGGTATCTCCTTCGATGTCTTCGTTGAGCCAGTTCCAGAAGCGATTCAGCATTTCTTGGACTCCTGCGGTTGGACGTTTTCGATCTCTTTGTTGAGGAGGCTCACCAAAGCAGCGGAAAACTGCTGCACGTCTTCGATGAGTCGCTGGCACTTCTGCGGGCCGAGAGCCTTTGCTTCGACCACTGCCATGCAGCGCTTGGCCAGAAGAGCGGCCACGTCGCGGGTGGTTAGATTGAGTTCTGTGTTCGTCATGTCTTGTGCCTTTTTGCGAGGCTCCGTGAGATGATTGGAGGGTCGGGGAGTCTGCAATTTCCGACTTTTCCTAATCACCTCACGGAGGAAAAAAGTGCTTTCAGATAAAGAACTTCGTTTGCTTATTGATGCTCAGTCGAATCGTCAGCTTGTTCGGTTGAAGATTGGAGGAATGCCTGCCGTCGTATTTCCAGAGGAGGCGCCCCTTCCGGGTTCATCCACCAAAGGCGCTCGTATGGTGCTAAATATCTTTGACGAAACCCCCAAAGGATTCGCTTTCGTTCGCTCCCGACTAGTCCCCTTAGAAGAGATTTCAGAAGTTGTCGTTCTTGGAACAGTTGACGAATCTGAGTGGCTCTACATTTCAGGCGAAGAAGGAAAAATTCGAGCAACCGAGATTGAGCGAGGGAAGTAGTTCCGCACGTGCATTTCGGTTCCGGCTCTCCGTCTTCCATGCCGCCGTAACGCCACTGAAAAAGGGAGCACCGTCTGGTGTGCGGCAGGTACAACTGATCGCCGTTCCACTCGTCGCGCATGAGCTTGGCGACCAGAGGATCTTGGGATGCACCGGCATCCCATTTTTTCGTCTTGATCCTGAGTAGCATGCGAAGGGCGAGTGTCATTTAGGGTTCCTGCAACGCAAAATGTTGCGTAACGTTCAGTTTGACGTTTGTATTGTTTACTGTCACGTCAAATGATACGTTGTTAAATTTTAAATGTCAAATGCGATTTGACATGGGAATTTGCGGAAGTCTTGACATTTGTTAAAAACGCTTTGACTTTTCTAGGCAGGTGTCGCGTTTTATGGCACAAAAAAACCGCCCCGAAGGGCGGTTTTCTTGGCTAAGAGCTTTTATCGCAGGAGTGTTCTGTTGATTTCGATCACGCGACCAAAGATGCGAAGTCTGTCAACGTCTTCTCGTGTGAAGATTTCAGGTGGATAGAGCTCGGAATTGTCAGATCTCACGATGATTCCATCTTTGGTTCTGGACAGTCTCTTGATCTTCAGGAGGCCGTCAATAGACATTGTGTAGATCTGTCCGTCAGCAATGATGACACAACCAGGACGCGGGTCGAGTTCCTCGTAGAACATGATCTTGTCTCGGTCACAGATGATCGGCTCCATGCTGTCACCATGCACGGATGCACGCTTGCATCGATTAGGATTAAGGTGCCGCTCTTGGAAGAACGAGCGCTTGTACCAATACTCCTCACCCTCTTCGTCAAGCACCCATTCCGGCTCTGCGATCACGCCGTCGGAGTGAGCGCCAAATGTGAGTTTGTATTCCTTGATGACCACAACATCATCAGGCGGCAAGTCTTCTTCATCATAAATAGACACACAGGAAGAAGCTTCTTTTTTGCCGTACCTGATGACTTCTTCTGGCACGTCGAAGAACTCAGCTAGTTTTTTGATGTTTTTCTCGCTTATCGGGTAACCAGCTACCCATCTTGCAACGGTTTGGCGAGACACACCCAGTTCCTTTGCTAATTGAACCTGAGTCACATTTTTGGCCTTCATAGAAATTCGGTGCGGAAACCCCTGCATTCATGCAGGGGAGGAAGCGCCGCCTCCTTTCTAAATTCTGTTAAGTAGGTAGTTCGAGGTTCCAGCAGCCTCAATTTTTTGTAGTTGATACCGGCGGAAATCCGAGTACCGTCAAGACGGCGCACATCAAAACTTCCCGAAGTCCTTCGTCCAAAGATGAATGCTTCTTCACCTTTGCAAATCACCTTGTCGAAAAGACGGAAGCCTTTGACTTCGTAGGGAGCCTGGTTCTTCTTTTTCAATCCGCCTTTCAGAATCAACAGCTTGTGAATCTGTCGGTTGTGCTTTCGGGTTTGCTTTTGAAAGAAAAAGCCCTCCAGTCGCTTTGCACCAAGGTTGTCCGCAATGCAGTACGCGTCTGCACAGTGGCTCTTTGCGATCCCGTATGAGATGCGCTTGTGCTTTGTGAGATAACCGTAGGTGTTGCGAACATTGAGTTCTGGGTGAGCCTTTTTCAAACGCTCAAAGAGCGTCCGACGCATGATACCCATGAAGGTTTCTGCTTTGAACGACTTCCCTCGCCTGACTTTGAGTTTGATCTCACCTCGATGGAAAGCCTTGTGACAGGTCTCGCACAACGTGATGAGATTGTTCGGTGCATCGCCTCCGGTCCGTCGGCTCTCAATGTGGTGAACATTGAGTATCGGATCTTTGGACTTCCCGCGGCAGTGCTGACAAACGTGTCCGTCCCGGAAAAGCACGTATTCCCGCACGTTCCAAAATCCGAGCTGTTCGCCTTGTTGGTACGCCGCTCCGGTAATGTCCGGGTTCTTCAGCAGTTGCGTATCAAACGCCGCTGTTTCGACGGTTATGGCAGTCACCGGCAAGACCTGCATGACCGCTTCTACGCGCGACATGTGCGCCGCAATGCGGTTTTCCACCGAAGGAGCTAGCCAGCCTTCGCGCTTGCTTGCCACCCGGTTGTCGAAACGAGGCGCACGGTAGCGCGTCTTGCGGCTGCGGCGAGAGCGGCGCAAAGCAAGACGCGCAGACAAAAGATCCGTAATGTCTTGACGCAGTTCGACTTCCGAAGCATAGAGTTCGGCCTTTTCAGTTGTGGCCGAAAGACCAATGTGCTTGTAGCCGGAATCCACGCCAAGCGCTACAGGCTGCTTTGCTTCGCCCGTTGCGATCGTAAGTTGAATCGTAAAAGGCGTGCGCCTTTTGACGATTGCTTTTTTCTCTTCGAGAAGCAACCTTGCTTTTGCCGGTGAGCACGGCATCAGCGGCTGCCCTCGTTTGTTTAAAACAAATACTCTCAAGATTTGTCTCCTCGGTCTTGCGACCGGTTGAAATCCTTCGCCAATGTTGGAAGGGGTTTACCTGTTCGCGGCACCGCTCCTACCTCTCAGAGCTTTTAACCGTGAACCGCAGAGCGCGAGACTAGGATTGACATCCCGCGGTGCCTATGCATTCCAAACCAACGTAGTCCGCCTTTTGGGTGGCCTAAGGCTAGTCAACCAAGACTTTTTTCAAGCCTCGCTCTTTAGAGCGGGGTAGTTGACGGTTGTTGGCTCCTTTCTGGTCTTTCCTCCAGTGTAAAAGAGATTTTGACTATGTTGATGTGGAGCCCGGAAGTCGGATTTGTCGTTGATAATTTTCCTATGTAAAATAAAATTAGTCAAACCGTTTAACATTGACCAATGTAATGACAAACCTAAACACACATGACAAAAAGCTGTCAGGAGTTGCCTTGGCCCTGTGCGCAATTGGAGGCCCTGAACGCAATCGCGTGTCAAAGCTAGCTAGGCTGATGGGCGTAAAGCGCCAAACGGTCTACCACTGGTGCAAATTGGGAGAAATTCCAGCCAGTCGCGTCAAGCAGGCATCCACATTGCTTCGCTTGCCTCCGCACCTCTTGAACAACATGTTTTCATCCTGGGAGTAGGCATGCGTGACTACGGAATGGTTAGCCCTCGCTTCTGGATAGGCGAGACAGGTCGCAAGCTCAGAAAATTGCCTGATGCACAGCGGGTAGCAATGTATCTGCTTACAGCTCCCATGGCCGATATGACCGGCGTTTTTTATTGCCCGGTGGCGACCATCCTGAACGATGTTGGAGCCCCCTGCGAGCCCCCTGCGTACCCTTCTAAGGGGCTTTCTACCCCCTCAGAAGGGGCTTTAACACCCCTTGATAGGGGCTTTGAAGGGGTAAAAAAGGCGTTATTGACCCTTCAAGAGCTCGGATTTTGCGTCTATGACTTCGAAAGCGAGTACGTCTTCGTCAAAGAGATGGCTCGTTGGCAAATCGCGCCCAAATTGAAGCCCAGCGACAACCGTTCGAAGGGGCTTCGCAAGGCTGTTGAAAACATGCCAAACCCAATGCGGGCGCGGTTTATCGCCAGATACAACGAAGATTTTGCTCTGGGTTTCGATGAGCAAGAAGTCGAAAAAATGATCTCGGAATGCGAAGGTCTTACAAGCCGCTCTGAAGCCCCTTGCAAGGCCCTCCCAAGCCAAGAACAAGAACAGGAACAAGAACAAGAACAAGAACAAGATATATCTTCGAGAGTTTCTAACGAAACTCTCTCGTCCGCTAACGCGAACGCGAGCGAGTCGGTTGAAGAAAACCAGACGGACCTTTTTGACTCCATCGAAGAGCCGCGGCACAACTTGGCGGAACAAAGCGACGCACATCCCGCTGAAACCTCTGTCAGCGCAAGGGGTGAAGCCGCGGCAACGGTGGGCCGAACCCCTGCGCCCAAAAACGAGCAAACCGAGTCAAAACCCTTGACCGACTTGGAAACCGACCCTGCGCCCAAGGTGGCCCCGAACTCTGCCAAGCGCAACCCTCCCGTTCCGTACCAGAAGGTTGTGGACCTCTACAACGCCAAGTGCACGCCCGCTCTTGCCGCCGCCAGGCTTACAGACAAGCGCAAGGATGACATCCGCAGGTGCTGGCACGAAATGCAGGAATACACCGGCGCAAAGACGGAGGAAGAAACGCTTGAGGCTTTCGGAACCCTTTTTGACCGCGTTGCACACAGCGACTACCTCAAGGGACTCGTCAACGGTTTCAAAGCGGATTTTCCATGGCTCATGCAGCGCGAGAAGTTCGAGTTTGTCCTCGGAGGCCGCTACGACAACCGAGAAGGGGGTGCCATTGCTCGAAACAGGGCTGGGGGTACATCACCCTTACCCGACCACCTTAACCCGCACCTGCGCTTCGATGAGGCGTACTACACCAAAGAAAACCCCTTCAACCCTGACGGATCTTTGAACTGGAAGGAATGACATGCAAGTACCTCAAAAAATCGGCACGGTTCTCAACTCTCAGATTGTCAGCGGTATGCGCTGGCATGACGAGGTGCGTGATTGCCCGCTGCACGGTCAGTATCTTGGCCGTGTGATTCTCGTCGGTGGAGAAAAAGTCTGCGATGGCCCCTGCCCGGAGTGCCTGAAAATTCGTCAGATCAAAGACGCCCAAAAACGCGAGGAAGAGCTTCGTCGCGCGAAGGCTGAGGCAGAAACCCGTCGCTTGCAGGACGCCATCGGCAGAGCTTGCATTCCTGACGATTTCAAAGACAAGACCTTTGACTCGTTCATCGCATCGACTGAGAACCAGCAGCGTAACCTCAGTCTGTGTCGCCGTTACTCAGACAACTGGAAGAAGGTACGCGAGAACGGTTACAGCCTGCTGATGTTCGGAAACCCCGGCACCGGAAAGAGCCACCTCGCGTGCTCCATCATCCGAAGCCTGCTGCCGGGAATCACCGCGCTATACGTCCGTGTGCCTGACGTGATCTCTTACGTGCGCTCACAGTGGCGTGCCGACGCCGAAGAAAGCGAACACGCGGCCAAACGTCGGTTTATCGACCTCGACCTTCTGGTGCTTGACGAGATAGGTGTTCAGGCTGGCACGGCAAATGAGCAGTCGATCCTTTTTCAGATTATCGACGGCCGACTGTCTGAAAACCGTCCGACCATATTCCTTACGAACCTGATGCCTAGGGCACTGGCTGAGGTGCTTGGCGACCGGGTTATGGATCGCATCAACGGCAAGAGTTACGCCATGCAATTCATCGGAGGGTCGTACCGCAAGGCTCCGGCGGTTGGGGACATCTTCGGGAGTGCGTGATGAACAGCCATAGCCCAGAGCAGAGTCCTCCAAAGAAGCCCGGCACGAAGGGCGTCACGATCGAGATCGAAAAGGCTATGGCGCTGCTTCGTCGAATCGACGGCTTTGTGCTCTCGGAAGAAGACCGCCAGCAGCAGGAAGAGGCTGTGACGGCTTTGCGCGAGACGGTGGTCAGGTATCTCAAGAGGCGAAGAAAGGAGAAGTGAACAAATGGCAGACGCAAGAGATGATGTTTTCAATATGTTCCTTCTGCAAAGCAAATACCGTTTCCCTCGGCGCTATTGGTGGTGTGGGTGGAGAACCAGGCTTTGCCTGATCTGGGACAGGTTCATGTTGAATCTGGCGGCCAAGTTCTTCGTTTGGCGTCTTATCAAGCACGACCTGTGTAGTGCAGGCTGGCATCTTGACGATATGTCGTGCTGCATACCCGTGAAATCCTGTGGCCGCCACTATGCGCTTGGATATAGGGCTGTGTTTTACCCGAAGGGATTCCCTATCTACGACCCTTCAAAAAAGACAACCATTTTTCCCGAGGGATATGTCGATCCAAAAACGCGACAACAGTCTCGTGATCAGGGGGTTCGAGTAGGTCGGATATTTCACTCTCTTCGAGATTGGGAACGGTCACAAAAGAGTCGTTCTGGAATATGACCTGGACTTCTGAGCCGACGATCTGAATCTCTGAAACGACCGGACTATCAACAGAAATAACACTGGGAAATTGCATTTTTTACCTCCGTGGGTTGGTTAAGCAAGTCGGTTTCTGCACTCCCGACCTTCCAATCATCCCACGGAGGCACCACCCAAGAGGGCATTGATGAAGGAAAAGAAGAGAACGATCTACGTCCGGGTACCGGTCGAAGACGCAAGACGAATCATGCAGATGTTGTGGCGCGTAGGGCAGATGTCTTTCTATGAGCAAATTTCCTACAACCGATTTACTCGGTCGCTTGGAAATGCGCAGCGGCGCGAAGCTCGACTGTATGACGTAAAGGTGGCGCGATGAATTTTTTTGTCTGGGTGCTTCAAGCGCCGATCATGCAGCTCTTGCGCGTGATCTGGGAAGAGCAAGGTCGGCCGACCAGAAGGACGAGGTTTTGGTTTTGCTTTTACGGCTTTATCGGGTGGCTGTCCTTTGGAGTCATCTCTTACGCCGTGTTCCGGATTCTTTACTTCTTTTTTGGGGTGATCGGATGAGATACAAGATCGAGATTGATGGTGACGTGCTGCTGGATGTCTTGCACTGGCTCGAAAACACGGGCCGTTACAAGGACGCTGTGGGCATACGAGACCAGTACGTGAGGCAGCACAACCAGGCGCTGAAGCGTTTGGATGCCATCGGGAAAAGTGCTACTTCACAGAAGAGCGCTTCCGCTGAAGAGGCCTTGAAGGTTTTTAGCGACTTTTTTGGTGTCAAGTGAGATGGCAGTCAAACAGATCAAGCTTGACTTTGAGACTGTCCTGAATCTGCTCTCTCTGGCAAGGCGGGCCGATCTGGACAAGGCAGGCATGGGAGAACTCGCCGCCCTTTCGATTGCCGAGGCGAAGGTGGTAGACGTGATTAGACAGCAAGAGGAGAAGAGACTACATGAAGAAGAGCGAAAGGATCGAGTCGGCCTATAGAGCCGGATGGCAGGCCGCACAGCGCGGTGAGAACTTGTCGCGTCAAGCCAATTTAATCCAAAACCATGAAGAGCGTGCCGCCTTCATCCGGGGCTACTACTACGGCGGCCAAGCAACCAAGAAGGATAAAGATTCCCATGATGTCCAAAAGTGATCGGGAGGCGCTCGAAGACCGACTTCACAACTGGGGGAGATGGGCTACGGACTCAACTCCTCCAGGCACAAGTTGGTTGTGGAGAGCCATAAAAAAGCACGGAAAACGCGGGAAAAATGGGCCTTTGCCGGAAGCTCCGGAAGCGCCTCCTCCAGTTGATGAGCTGGATGCTTTACTGGTCGAACGGGCTTGGGTGTCCATGCCTGAAAGTCCGAAGGTGCGGAAGCGTTACAAACAGACGCTGAGATACCACTACTGTTTCCCCAAAAAGAAGCCGAGCAAGGTGGCTAAAGAATTAGGCTTTAGCACTCGACGTTACGATGAGATGCTCAAGACAGGACAGGATGAGATTGCAAAAGTGCTCTATCGGTTTGACAAGCTCAGAGAGCTACAGCAAAATGACTCCAACAACTCGAAGCCTGTGTGATCAGTGTAGTGATAGTGGAGCCAGATGGCTCCTTTGTCGTGCCTGGAAGAAATAGAAAGCGTACGCAGGACACCTCTCAAAGAAGTGCAACAACCTGAGTCTTAAAAAAGCCTCGCCGTAAAAAGCGGGGCTTTTTCATGGGGCTTTACGATGAAGACGGGAAATGTCGTTATCTTGAAAGAGCACGATGCAAGGAACGTTGCTGTAGATAAAGACTTTGAGAAAGAAATCGAGAACGCCTTTTTGTCGGCTCATTCGGAAAACGAAATTTCCATCTTTATGCCGGCAAAGTTACTGCATCAAAAAATGACTGATGCAGACATTGATGCTTTGCTGATGGATACCATGAGAAACTTGCCAATACTGGAGTTCCGCTTATAACACTGCTCGATAGGCAGAAAATCACCTCGAGAAAAAGCGATTCCCCGGGATAGTCAGTCCCGTGGCTTTTTGTGTGATGTAGGTAAAATCCACCACCTCAAACTCACTAACACACTTTTAGGCCGCATTTCGATGCGGCCTTTTTTTATGCCCATGACACAGCTCAAAGTTGTCTATCGAAAGGTCGAAGACCTTATCCCTTACGCACGCAATGCACGTGTTCACTCAGACGCTCAAGTGGCCGAGATTGCCGCCAGCATCAAAGAGTACGGATGGACGAATCCCATCTTGCTCGATGGCCAGAACGGCATCATCGCCGGGCACGGCCGCTTGATGGCCGCACGAAAGCTCGGCATGGATGAGGTGCCCACCATCGACATCATCGGCCTCACAGACACCCAGAAGCGTGCGCTGATCCTTGCGGACAACAAGATGGCTTTGAACGCCTCTTGGGACGAGGACTTGCTGAAGCTCGAACTTGCCGATCTGGTGGGGGGGGGAATCGAAGGTCTCATCACGGGCTTCTCGCAAGACGAAATCGATGATCTCTTAGATGATTTTGATGAGTCCGCTGAGGTCGAGGAAGAAGATCTTCCGGAACCTCCGCAGGAGCCTAAAAGCAAGCCGGGCGACTTGTGGATTCTTGGCAATCACCGACTTTTGTGCGGCGACTCAACTTCACAAGAAGACGTGGCTCGCCTGATGGGAGATGATCGAGCCGACCTGTGGCTGACAGACCCGCCTTACAATGTCTCGTACACAGGCAAGACGAAAGACTCGCTCACAATTCAAAACGACGAGATGGACGATGAATCCTTCCGTCGTTTTTTAGTTTCTGCCTACTTTGCTGCCGATTCGGTTTTGAAGGATGGCGCTTCCTTCTATATCTGGCACGCGGACTCGGAGGGGTTCAACTTCCGTGGTGCATGCCGAGATATAGGTTGGAAGGTGCGGGAATGTCTCATCTGGGTCAAGAACGCTTTTGTCATGGGGCGTCAGGATTACCAGTGGAAACATGAACCATGCTTATATGGCTGGAAAGAAGGCGCTTCGCATAACTGGTACTCAGATAGAAGCCAGTCGACTGTTCTAGAGTTTGCTCGCCCAAGCCGTAATGGCGAACACCCGACCATGAAACCTGTGGAGCTGTTCCGCTATCTGATTGGGAATTCCACACGCAAAGGGCAAATCGTACTGGATAGCTTTGGCGGATCGGGCACGACTCTGATCGCTTGCGAGGATATAGGTCGCAAGGCTCGCCTCATTGAACTTGATCCTGCCTACTGCGATGTGATCATAGAGCGATGGCAAAAGTTCACGGGACAAAAAGCAATTCGCGAGTCTGACTCAGTCTGCTTCGATGAGCTGGAGGTTGCGGCATGAACAACCTCACTATTGAACTGACTGGGAACGAGGCTCGCTTGATCTTCTATGCCATCAAGAACCGTAAGAGCAAGGTAGCTGAGAACGTTCGAGAGAAGCTCATCCGAGCGTCGGAAAAGAACTTTATGAAGCGACAGCACAAGGAGTTGGCGGCCAAGGACAGGGCCGCGGGTCCTCCCAGCGATAAAAAAGCGTTGCGGGTCCCAGCCAGCCCACAGTTCGTCTAGCTACAAGTTTTCAAAAGGGTGGCCAGTCCAGCAGAAGTAGTGCGGTCACAGCGAAGCTGTGGAGGTGGCCACTTTGGAGGGTACATGTCTTCGATTAGCCAGCGAGAATTCGCCAAAGAGATCGGCCGGTCTCGTGCGTGGGTGCAGGGGAAAATCGCAGAGGGGGTGTTCGAAAAGAACCCTGATGGATCTCTGAACCACGAAAAGGCACTCGAAGCTTTTTACGAGCACGAAAGAGCAAAGGGGGCAAAATTTCCAGATCTGAAATCGTCGGCCAATCTCTCGGAGGCATTGAAAAAGGCCCAGCTGGCGACGCAAGTGGCCACTGCCAAACTGCGCGATCTCGAGTTCAAGCAGAAGAGCGGCGAGCTTGTTGCTGTCGAAGAGGTCGAGGCGGACGCCATGCAGGTCGCCGCTAAGCTTCGGGCATTTTGCATGTCGGCTCCGACGCGTTTTTCTGGCTTGCTTGAGGGGCGCTCGCAGCGCGAGTGTGAGGCGGTTTTGCGCAAGCTTTTCAGCGAACTTTTGATCAGCATCCACGACGGGCGCTTCTTTGACGACGATGACTTCAAACTTCATTTGGAGGAAAGCTCTTGAAAAGTACACCCTGCCTCCGTCTGATCTGACAGGTAGCGAGTGGGCTGACAAGTGCCGCGTGGTGCCCGCAGGTACATCTCCCGAACCCGGTCCGTGGCGCACAAGTCGCACGCCTTATCTCAAAGAGCCTGTCGACGCGGCGACCGATCGGCAGACCGAGATCGTGGTGATGGAGTTCAGCTCCCAGCTTGGGAAGTCCGAAGCTTTGCTGAACGTGATCGGTTACTTTGCCGACCAAGAGCCGGCACCACAGCTCATGCTTCAGCCGACCGTTGAAATGGCCGAAGCTTTTTCGAAAGAGCGTATCGAGCCGATGTTTCAGGCTTCGCCCGGCTTGGTCGGGAAGCTTGAGGAAGGGAAGGACGGACGAGGAAGTGCGAAGAAGTCTTCGACCACTATCCGTATGAAACACTACCCGGGCGGCTATCTGGCGCTTGTCGGTGCGAACTCGCCCGCAGGTCTGGCCTCGCGTCCGATTCGCGTACTGCTTTGCGACGAAGTGGACCGCTACGGGACGACAAAAGAAGGCGACCCTCTGAAGCTCGCGATTCAGCGCACGCAGAACTTTGCGAGCCGCAAGATCGTTTTGGTGTCGACGCCGACGGTTAAAGGCATTTCCAAGATCGACGATTGGTTTGAGCGCTCGGACAAACGTTATTACTACGTGAAATGCCCGCATTGCGGCCACGAGCACAAGCTTGAATGGAAGAACGTCTTGTGGGCTACTGGAGAAGACGGCAAGCCGGATCCGATGACCGCGGCAATGTACTGCCCTGAGTGCTGGGCGCAGGAGCGCGGTGCTTATAAACCGAACCCGCAGATACTTGAAAGCGGGCGATGGATCGCAGAGAACCCGGGTGCGAAAGTGCGCGGCTACCACTGCAATGCGCTTTACTCGCCTTGGGTCAATCTTCACGACCTTGTGCACGAGTTTTTGGAGTGCTCAGAGAATCAGGACAAGCACGGTCTGATGGAATTCGTGAACCTCAAGCTCGGCGAGCCGTGGATCATGCGCGATCCGAACGCCGGTGAGTGGCAACCACTCTTTGAGCGACGCGAAACGTATCCGAAAGAGACTTTGCCGGCAGGCGTTTTGATGCTCACGGCCGGCATCGACATCCAGCACGACCGCGTCGAGTGCTCCGTCTACGGGTGGGGCATCGGATGGGAATGCTGGGGCATCCGGCACTACGTCATACCTGGACACATCCGGGACAAAGCTACGCAGACTCAGCTTGACGAAGTCTTGGGCACGGTTTGGACGCATTCGAGCGGACAAAAAATGATCATCAGCTGTGCCTTTATCGACTCTGGCGACGGCACGGTTACGAATGAGGTCTATCGGTACACGAAGCTACGCGAAAGACGTCGTGTTTTTTCGATCAAAGGTCGTGCCGGCGCAGGTTTGCCGCTGACCGGAAGGCCGTCGAAGGCCGGTGTGGAGAAGGCGACGCTGTTTGTGCTGGGTGTGGACTCTGGCAAGCAAATCGTGGCAGACCGTTTAGACAACACGCAGCCGGGGCCGGGTTACGTCCACTTCGATGAGAACTCGAGTGCCGGCTTTGATGAGGTTTTTTTCAAGCAACTCACGGCTGAAGTGCTTGAGACGAAGTTCGAAAAGGGCGTCAAGCGGATGGAGTGGGTCAAGATCCGAGAGCGAAACGAGGCGCTTGACTGCTTTGTGTATGCCACAGCGGCAGCCGAAGCTTTGACGCCGAACTTTGACATTTTGAAGTCGTACTACGAGAGGGCGTCGCAACCGGCGTCGGTTGCTACACCTCAAAGACGCCGAGGAACGCTTTCTCGAGGCGTGTCAATCTAGATTGGATTAGGTGATACACGATGGAAAAAGATAACGATCTTCCGTTGACAGCACGAGTGGCGCACTGGGCTTTAGTGCTTCTTCTTGTTGGATTCGTAGCACATTGCTATATCGACTGGTTTGGTGACTTATGGCTTGGATAACGATTGACGAGGCTCGCGAAAACCTCAAGATGTGGCTCGCTGCCGAAAAAGAAATTTGCGCCGGCGGCCAGTCCTACACCATTGGCTCGCGCTCATTGTCGCGTGTCAACTTGGCCGAAATTGCAGAACGCATCACGTACTGGCGCGGCGTTGTAGCCAATCTTGAAAACGGAAACAATTCACGGAGACGCGTATGGCGCGCAGTACCAAGAGACCTGTAAAGTCAAAAAAGTCGGACAAAAACAAGCAGCCTGCTGGAAGTGAGATTCAGCAGGCTTTTTTGCACCTGCAGAAGGCTGTGCTGAATTCCGGCTATTCACAGGGTGGAGCCAGTTACGCAAAGAAGTCCGTCATCGGATGGCTTTCAGGACTTGGCGATGCCGACGACGACATCGTAGAGAACATCGAGACACTGCGAAGTCGGTCCCGCTCGCTTTACATGACTTCTCCGCTTGCGACCGGCGCTTTAAAAACCGTTCGCACGAATGTCGTGGGCAGTGGCTTGGCCTTGAATGCTCGCATCGATGCACGCTTCCTCGGCCTTTCGGATGAAGAGGCTCAGGAGTGGGAAGCGAACACTGAGCGCGAATGGCGTTTGTGGGCCGAGACAACGGCGTGCGATGCCGAGCGTCGGCAGAACTTCTATCAGCTTCAAAGCTTGGTCTGCCTGTCGGCACTGATGAATGGCGACGCCTTTATCGTCCTGCCTTTGACGCCACGTGCCGGCATTCCTTACGACCTGCGTGTGGGAATCATCGAGGCCGATCGAGTTTGCGACCCGATGGGCAAGGACCCGAAGAAGAACATCTTGGGCGGCATCGAGGTCGGGCCTTACGGTGATATGCGGGCGGTCTACGTGGCCAACCGCAACCCTTATGCGACACCTCGCGCACCAGAAACCTACGTCACGAAGTGGACGCGCATCCCAGCCTTTGGCGAAAAGACTGGACGCCGCAACATCCTGCACGTGATGACGGACGTCGAGCGCCCGGCACAGCGCCGAGGCGTGCCGTTCCTTGCGCCTGTGATCGAAGAACTCAAGCAGCTGAAGCGCTACACGGACGCCGAGCTGATGGGAGCCGTGGTCAGTTCCTTCTTCACGGTTTTCGTAAAGACGAAGACGCCTGACGAAGGCCCGCTTGGTGGTCTTGGCCAAATGCTTCCGGATCAAATGCGAGTCGATCCGGATCCGAAGGCTTACGAGCTTGGCAATGGTGCAATCGTCGCGCTGGACCCGGACGAGGATGTGACCTTTGCCGACCCGAAGCGACCGAACTCCTCCTTCGAGGCATACGTCACAAGTCTGTCGAAGTACATCGGGGCGGCTCTTGAGCTTCCCTACGAGCTGCTTTTAAAGACATTCAACTCCAGTTACTCCGCTTCGCGTGCGGCGCTCTTGGAAGCGTGGAAGACATTCCGCATGCGCCGCGACTGGCTGGTGAGTTCTTTCTGCCAGCCGGTTTACGAAGAGTGGCTTGCAGAAGCGGTGCGCAAGGGCCGAGTTGAAGCTCCGGGCTTTTTCAGTGACCCGGCTATTCGTGCGGCTTGGAGCGGCGCGGAGTGGGCCGGTGATGCGCAGGGACAGCTTGATCCGCTTAAGGAAGTGCAGGCCGCTAAGGAACGTGTGGCGGCTGGCTTGTCTACCTTGACACGCGAGGCGGCGGAAATGACCGGCATGCGCTTTGACCGCATCGTTGAGACGCGCCGTCGCGAAGAGGCTTTGTTGAGAGAGGCCGGTTTGAAAGCCGGCGCTGAAGCACCTGCGCCGGAAGCAGCTCCGGCAGAAGGTGAAGAGGAAGGAAACAATGGATCCAGTTAAGAAATTTTGGAATGTGTCGCGTTCTGCGACGGGCCGATACCTGATCGATCTTTTCGGCTATGTCGGTGGCTCAAAAGATGGCTGGCTGGTAGAGGGATTCAATGAGAATGAGTTCCTTGATGAGTTTCGACAAATTCCGGTTGATGCACCGATCGACTTGACGATCAACTCCACCGGTGGCTTGGTCTACACGGCCTTGTCGATCTACTCGATCTTGTCGGCGCATCCGGCTCCGATCACCATTCGTGTCAACGGCGTGGCGATGTCGGCGGCCACGATCATCACGTCTTTGCCCAATGCCCATGTAGTGATGCCTTTGGGGTCGATCATGATGATTCATCGCGTGTCGTCCGGAGCTGTCGGCAATGCCGATGAGATCAAGAAAGAAGCGGAAATCACGCAAAAGATCGAAGATCAGCTAATCGACATTTATGCCAAGAAGACAGGGCGCGACGAAAAAGAAGTCCGTAAAGCGGTGGAAGCCGAGACATGGCTCACGGCTCAAGAGGCTGTGGAGTTTGGCCTGGCCGATGAAGTGGATGAGGCGGTTACTGTCACGAACTCGCGAGAAGGCGGCGTGACGATGGTAAACGGCTTGGAAATTCCGCAGGGGATGCTTGCGAAAGTTCCGAGCCGTTTTTTTGCGGCTGCGCCGAAGGTGCCCGCCGCGATTCAATCGAAGGAGGATCCTATGGATCTTGAAAAATTGAAGGCGGAGCACCCTGATCTGGTGCAGCAGATCCGCCAGGAAGCGATAGAAGAAGGCCGTAAAGCCGAACGCGAACGCATTAATGCGCTTGAGGACCTTGCGATGCCGGGCTTCGCAAGCCTGCTGTCCGAGGCAAAAGCCGACTCGAGCATCACGCCTGAAGCCTTTGCCGTGAAGATGGTTAAGGCGCAGAAGGCTTTGCAGAAGAAGTCCGCTGATGATGCGGCGGATGACGCCAAGGGTCTTGAAACTGTTCTGCAAGATGGCAATCAGGGTCTTCAGGAACAGCAGGAAGTTGAAAACGAGGCCGAGATGGCCGCAGTGATCGAAGCCGGCAAGCGCGGCTTCCGCAATCGCAAGTGATTTGGAGGTAACTATGGCTCTTCAGAAACCCACTGAAACGCTGACTCGCGACAACCTTTTTTCCGCTTTGCAGCTTATGCCGGTTGTGACCGGCACTTGGCAGATTCAGCCCAACCAGGGCGTTCTCAAGCGCGGCACGCTCATTAGTGAAGCGGGCAAGAAGTGCGCTAAGACCGCCGCCGAGGAAGGGGAACCTGACGGTGAAGGCACGCCTGAAACTGTCGATGATGTTTACTGCATCCTCGCAGACGACATCGATACTGGCACGGGTGGCGCAGTCACTGCCCCGGTGTACTTCACGGGTGACTTTAATCAGGATGCATTGATCTTTGACACGGCCAACTCGGCCAAGCCTCGCGACTTCATGGCGAGCGCTCGCAAGGTCGGCATCTTCTTCCGTACGAACATCTAAAAGAATTTTCAGGAGACATTCAGATGGCTGATATTTTCTCTACCAAGCGCATGCTCCAGATGATTGAGGAGGGAAATCTCTCCAACTATGCCTGGCTGCGTGATCGCTATTTTGCAAACCATGCCACTTTCGATACGAAGACTGTCGAGTTTGACCTTGTCGGTAAGGGAGACCGTAAGATCGCTCCCTTCGTGAATCCCCGAGTTGGCGGTCAAGCTGTGGACCGTCAGGGGTTCCGAACACTTTCTTATGAAGCTCCTGAAGTCTCTCCGCTGACGGTCACGACGGCGGAAGACCTCATGAACCGCCTGCCGGGTGAGAATCCGTACTCGACTCGTTCTCCGGCCGAACGCGCCGCAGAGCAGCTTGGAAAGGACCTGGCCAAGCTCGACGAGATCATCACGCGCCGTGAAGAAGTCATGTGTGCCGAAGCGCTTTTCAGCGGCAAGGTTACCGTGAAGGGTATCGGATATGACGAAGTGGTTGATTATTGGAAGGAATTGGGCGCTGAAAAGCCTGAGACCACGCTTACCACGAAGTGGGACGCCGAAACGACGACAGCCAAGCAGATTGCCAAAGACTTGCGCGATCTTCGATTGAACATGATCCAAACGAGCGGTTTTACGCCGACCGAACTGGTCATGGGTCAGAAGGTGTGTAACACCATTCTTGACAAGCTCTTGGATGCCTCGATGCTCGATATGCGCCGTGTTGATGTGGGTAAGATCGACCCTCAGCAACTGCCGCAGGGTGTGACTTACTGGGGGCATCTGAAGGATTCGGGGCTCGATCTCTACTCTTACGACAACTGGTACTACGACGAAGAGACGGATACGGAAGTTGCCATGGTGCCCGAAGATAAGGCGCTGCTTGCTTCTCCGAATATTCGCACGACCCTCGCCTATGGTGGTTGCGGCCTTATCGGTGCAAACAATGTCACTGTAGTAAGAGGTGAACGCATCCCCGATTCTTGGGTACAGCGTACTGCTCCGGCCGGTCGCATTGTGCAGATCAAGAGCCGTCCGCTGCCGATCATCCAGCAGGTTCTCGGCTTCCACGTCGTCAATCCTCTGACGGCTTAATCAAGAAGGAGCGGTTTCCCCGCTCCTTTTTTTTCGGAGTTTCAGCATGAAAGTACGAGCTAAGGTCAGTCTTTTGCACGACTCTCGTCGCATCGTCTGCGGACGCGAGTTCGAGATCGATGATGTAAAGGCTAAAGCGCTGATTGCAGAAGGAATCGTCGAGGCAGTTGATCAGGAAGTCAAGCGTGACGTGAAGACGACTGTAAATGCTGCCAAAAAGACCAGTTCCAAGCGCGGCGCTAAGGCCGATCAGGCTAAGGTCGCCGAGGAAGAAGGCGTGCCGGAAGGCGCTTTCAACTTGCCGGAAGCGGAGGACTGAGATGGGGTTCAAAGACGTAGTCAGATCAGATATTGACCGTGTCTTTTTGAACCTTCAGGAGTTTGCCGACGAGCACATCGTTCAAGGCGAGACTGTGAAGTGCGTGATCGATACGATCGAGACGCAGGAGTCCGGCTCTTCCGATCGGTACGGCGTCTTTGCAACTGACATCCGCATCCACATGGCCGAGGGCATCATCACGACGCCTGTAGAAAACGAGGAAATCCTCGTGGATGACTGGACGTTTACGGTCAAAAAGGTCAGTCGTGAGATGGGCATGCTTGTCATCGAAGCGCGCAGGTACGATCAATGAGAAAGGACTTTGAGGTCTTCCTTGGAGATGGATCGAAGGGCATCAAGCAGGAGCTTGAAAAGGCCAGGCAGACCCTTGCGGGCGTCAAGTGGGGCTACGAAACGGCGGTTATGCGAGCGCTTAATCGCTCGGCGATCACAGGGCGCTCTGAAATCGTCAAGGCGACACGTCGAAAGTACACGGTCAAAGCAAAGCCAGTGCGCCAGGCAATTCGTCTTGAAGAAAAAGCGACCTATGAGTCACTTGAAACCATGCTCACGGTGCGGTCAACGCGCCTTGCACTGGAGCACTTCAAGTTCACGCCGAAGAGTGACACGACAGGCGGCGCTCGCAAGCCTGTCAAGGTCGCTGTGAAGCGAGGTGTAGCACCGAAGCCGATTAAGAACGCCTTTGTCTACAAAGGTCGCATCTTGCAACGCACGGGTACGACATCGACGCCGTTGATCGATATGACCGGTCCGTCGGCGCCTTCGATGGTCGGCAATGCCTCCGTGACATCGGAGATCGAGACTGCCATGAGGGCGATGTTCTTGAAACGCTTGGACCACGAGATCGTTGAAGTTCTGCGGTCCGGAGCACTTGCCAATCACTGGCAAAAAGGAGGAAAGATTCATGGTCGAGATTGAGCTTTGCAAGGCAATCCGCGAGTTCGTGGCTCATGCCGTCAAAGACTTGGAGCTTCCGGTTCAGGTCAAGAACGACGGTGGTGACGAGTACTTTGCGCACAAGGTGCCGAAGATCGTCAACGGTTACCTGCCTCCGAAGCGCTCTCAAAAAGAGGATGACATTCCCTTCATCATGATCCGTCCCGACGCGGGCACAACCGCTGATGAAGAAACACGAGTCGAGGTGAGCATCATCTTCGGCGCGTACTCGAAGACCGATGACGGCTACGAGCACTGCATGAACATGCTGACCGTAGTTCGAACCGCTTTGCTGTCGATTCCTTACGGCGTACTGGCAAAGCGATACATCCTTGAGCGTGAACTTTCATGGCAGAACTACCCGGATCACCTCGATGCCTACTGGCAAGTTGACCTTAAGACCGTCTGGCGATTGAGGACTGTGATTCCGACAAATCCAGAGTACTAGGAGGATTCGATGGCCAAAAAAGTCATCAAGAAAAAGCCGCCGCGCAAGGTGGTGTACGTCGGACCCACGCTAAAGCGAGGTCTGCTTCGGCAGTACGCCGTCTTTTGGGACGGTGAGTATCCGGCGAGCATTCAAGAGCTCAGAGACAAAAGCCCCGCAGTGCGGGGTCTTTTTTTACCGGTCGAGTCTTTGACTGAGGCCCGGCGACGTGTGCGCACGAAAGGTGATCTCTTGAACACCTTTGTGTCCCGCATTCAAAAGGAATTAGGAGGTTAAGCATGCCTTACAAGCATGGCGTCTATGTGAGCGAAGTACCGACTTCGCTTTTGCCGGCAACCACGGTCGAATCCGGGATGCCGGTTTTTTTTGGTACGGCTCCGGTCAACATGGCCGACGTGACGAACGTCAACCGACCGGTTTTGTGCAACACATATGAGGAATTCGTAGCGGCTTTCGGTTTCGTGCCGGCCGTAGATGACTCGGCCAGCGGGCTGAAGGTCTTTGACTACACCTTGTGCGAGGCCGCACAAGCGCAGTTCTCGCTCTTTGGTGTGGCACCTGTGGTCTTTGTCAACGTTCTCGATCCTGAGACGCACAAAAAGACGGCAGACACTGTGTCTGTCACGCTTGACTCGAAGACCGGTTCGGCAGTTGTGGAAGAGCCGGGCATCATTTTAAGCTCGGTGACGCTCACGAATGTCGACTCGCCTTACGTGCTTGGCACGGATTTCGAGCTGTCTTTCGACGATGACGGTAACCTCGTGGTGACTTCTTTGTCGGACGATGACGGTTTCAAATGTCTCGTTGGTTCGAGCATCACTTTTGCGGCTGACAAGCTGGATCCGTCTGCTGTGGAATCTGAAGATGTGATCGGCGGCGTCAGCGTTTCTGGAGAAAAGAGCGGCCTGGAGCTGATCTCCGAGATTTATCCGCGTTTCCGTCTCGTGCCCTGCACGATTTCGGCACCCGGCTACTCCAGTGACCCGGCTGTGGCGGCTGTCATGGCTGCAAAGTCCGTCGACATCAGCGGCCGATTCAAGGCCATTTCGGTCATCGATGTTCCGACTGACACGGTCACGGATTACACGGGAGTGTCGGCTTGGAAGAGCCAGAACAACATCACGGATGCCTATCAGATCGCCTGCTGGCCGATGGTGTCGCTGTCCGGCACGCGTTACCACTTGTCCAGCCAGCTGCCGGCTCTGATGGGGCAGGTGGATGGTGAAAACGGCAACACGCCGTATGTCAGCCCCTCCAATCACAACCTCCAGATGACCGCTGCGGTTCTCGCAAGCGGTGCAGAAGTTTGGATGGACATGACGCAGGCCAACTACCTCAACGGTCAGGGCGTTTGCACGGCTCTAAACGAAGTTTCCGGATGGAAGTTCTGGGGCAATCGCACGGCTTGCTATCCGGGCACGACGGACGTAAAGGATGCCTTCATTCCAATCCGTCGCATGATGAACTGGATTGCGAACACGATCATTACGACCTACTTGCAGAAGGTCGACGCGCCCACCAATCGCCGCCTGATTGACACGATTGTGGCAAGCGTGAACGTGTGGCTGAACGGCCTTGCCGCAAGTCAGTACATCCTGACCGGTCGACTAGAGTTCCGCGAAAGCGACAACCCCACGACCGATCTCATGGATGGCATCTTGCGCTTCCGTCTGTTTGTCTGTCCGCCGTCTCCGGCTCGTGACATCGAGTTCATCATGGAGTACGACGTCAATGGCCAGAGCGTGCTTTTTGAATAAGGAGTGAAGACCTATGAAGATTCCTGAAAGATTGAATGACTTCCGGGTCTACGACTCCGAAAGTCAGGACATGATGGGCATCGCAGACGTGACGACGCCCACGATTACGGCAATGACCGAAACGATTTCCGGTGCGGGTTTCGCGGGCGAAATCGACTCGGTGGTGCTAGGGCATGTCGGCTCGATGACGACGGTCATCAACTGGAACGCGGTCACGGATAAGGTCGCCTCACTGGCCGCACCCGGCAAGCATTCGCTTGACATCCGCGGTGCCATGCAGCACTACGACACGGGCGCAGGCGAAGTGGCCATTGTGCCTGTGCGCCTTTACATCGAGGGTCAAACAAAGGAGACGAACCTCGGCACCTTCACGAAGGGCCAGGCAACCGGCAGTTCGACGACCATCGAAACCACTTACCTGAAGCTCGTGATCGACGGCAAGGAAGTCGTGGAAATCGACAAGTACAACTACCTGTACAAAGTCGATGGCACCGACTACCTGTCTGAAGTCCGCAAGGCTTTGGGCTTGGCGTAACAACCTCCCCGGAAGGCATAGCCGCTTTCCGGGGTTCTCTATTTTTGAGGACGACATGAAATTCGTTTTTGGAACTCCTTACACATTCGAAGGCACTGAGTACAAAGAAGTTGAGCTGGATCTGGAAAGCCTGACAGGCACTGACATTTCGGCGGTCAAGCGCGAGTGGACTCGCAAGGGCAATTTCTCTGCACTTGCGACGACTGACATCGACTTTTGCGCGTTTATCGCCGCTCGTGCGGCAAAAAAGCCGTATGAATGGGTCGAACAGATGCCGGCGAAGGAATATTGCAAGCTTGCTCAGGAGGTGAGCAATTTTTTGATGCTCTAGGACTGCCGAAGAGTTCTGATCCGGACGCATGGCTGAAGCGTGCGTATGTCCGCATCGGTCTGGCTACGTTCAGCAGTCCGTTGCAGTGGGCCGATGTGCCTTTGACCGAGATAAATCTTTGGGCTGACGCGATCGCGGCAGAGCAAAAGAGCAAGCGAAATTCGCAGTAAGTGTTAGGTGCTGACATGGCATTAAAGCAGTACGAAATTGCATTCAATTTGGCGGCCAAAAAGAGCGGCACCTTTACGAAGTCTTTCAAGGATGCCGGTCAGACGGTTGAAGGCCTTCAGGCGCACATGGAGCGCATGAATGCGTCTTTTGCCGAGATCACAGGTGTGGTCAAGGCCCGTAAGGCGGTCGGCGAAAGCGCAAAAGCCTATGCGCAGGCCAGAGAACGTGTTGCGGAGCTTGGCCGAGCGATCAGCCAGACTGAAAATCCGACGAAAGAGATGGAGCAGGCCTTCAAAAAGGCCAAAGATGCACTCGACAAGTCGAAGATCAGTCTGGACAAAAACCGCGATGCGATGGCGGCGCTCGATAAGGAGTACGGCACCTCGCAGACATCTTTGTCGGCTCTGGTCAAGCGCCAGAAGGAGTTTGAGGACGCTACAAAGGCCGCTGTGAAGGCCCAGGAGCTTCAGGAAAAGCTCCAAAAGCGCATTGACAAGCTTTCGAGCGGGCAAGACAAGCTCGGTGCGGTTGCAGGTGCTGTAGACAAGGTGGGAGGTGTGGCTGCAGGCGCAGCTAGTGCCGGTGCCGGTATTGGCATGGCCGCCGGCGGCGCAATGCTCAAGGCCGGAGCGGATTTCCAAGCTTCGATGGCTCAAATTCAGGCGTCTACCGGAGCTACCGCAGAGCAAATGGCGCAGATGGAGAAGTCCGCCCGGGCGATTTACACGTCCGGCATGGGCGAGTCCTATGACGAAGTCGCTCGCGCAATGGCGACGATGCGGCAGACCGGAGGTTTTAACGGCCAAGAGCTTCAAGAAGTCACGAAGAGCGCAATGTTGCTCGGAAAGACTTTCGACATGGACGTCGCCGAGACCGCTCGCGCGTCTTCTGCTCTGGTTAAAAACTTCGGCATCGATGGTGAAAAGGCCTTCGATTTGATCGCTTTTGCGGCCCAGAACGGTGCGAACAAAAACGGCGATCTTTTGGACACCTTTAACGAGTACGCAGTCCAGTACAAAGCGTTGGGCTTTACGGCCGAGCAGTTTGCGGCGCACTTGGTGAAGGGCGCTGAAGACGGCGCTTTCTCGATCGACAAGGTCGGTGACGCCATCAAAGAGTTCAACATCAGAGCAAAAGACGGCTCGAAGTCGAGCATGGAGGCGTTTGCCGAGCTTGGACTGAGTGGCGAAACCGCGACGCGAATGTTCGCCGCGGGCGGTGAGCGTGCGCAGGCCGCTTTTGTCGAGGTGGTCAAGCGGCTCAAGGAGATCGACGACCCGGTCAAGCGTAACGCCGCGGGCGTGGCGCTTTTTGGCACGCAGTTCGAAGACCTCGAGGCTAAAGCACTTGATGGCTTCTTGGCGATCGAAGGCGAACTGCCCAAGATGTCCGGCACCATGAAGAGCGTGGCAAGCGCGATGCAGGCCACACTTGGCACGCAGGTCACCGTCGTGGCTCGCCAGTTCACGGACTTGCTTTTGCCGGCTTTGCAGGAAGCGGCTACGGCTCTGCGCGATCAGATGCCGAGCATTTCGGCAAGCATCGCGTCGATCTCGCCGCAGGTTCAGGCTCTTGGTCAAGCTTTTGTTGACGCTATACCTACTTTGACACAGTGGGCGAAAACGGCTCTGACGAGCGTGACTACTGCTGCGAAGTACATCCTGGACAATTTCGATTCAATCGCTTCGGCGGCCATTTTTGCCGCTAAGGCGTTTATCGGTTTCCGTATAGCTCTGGGGGCTTTGCAGGTTGCTACGACGGTCGCAAAGTGGATCACGGTGGCGCAAAAGGCTTTCGTGACCTACCGAGTGAGCGCCGTCGCTGCGGCAGTGGCGTCAAAGACGTCTGCAGCGGTGATGGGCGGCCTGTCGATGGCGGTCAAGGCATTGGGTGCCGCCATGAAGTTCCTGATGGCGAATCCGATCTTGATGTTCCTTGGAGCATTGGTCGCAGCCGGTGTGGCCGTCTACAAAAACTGGGACGAAATCAAAGCAATGGCGATTAGCGTCGCGCAGGCTATTTCGGACGCTTGGGGCAATGCGATGACATCCATCCGGGGGATCTTTGCGAGCACTTTCGATTCGTTGGCTTCCATCATGAAAGGTCCGGTCAATGCTGTGATTGAGATCATCAACCGCATGATCGACTCGGTCAACGGGATGTCTTTCGAAGTTCCCAGCTGGGTGCCGGGGATGGGCGGCGAGAAGTTCGGTGTGAGCCTGCCGAAGATTCCGCAGTTGGCCGAGGGCGGTATCGCCACGAAGCCTACTTTGGCGACCATTGCCGAGGCGGGTGAGGCTGAAGCCGTCATTCCGCTCTCTCAGCTCTCGACGATGCTTCAGCCGATGCCTGTTGCTGGTGGAGAAGGCGCGGGCGGAACAGTGATCAACTTTGCGCCCGTGATCAATATCCAAGGGGGCGGTTCGGACGTGGCCGGAGCGGTACAGACAGGTCTGGGGTCCGGATATGAGAAATTCAGGGCCAATATGCAGCGCTTCATGACCGAGCAGAAGCGGCTTTCTTTTGTGTGAGGTGAAAAGTGGGCACGTATACAACCAAGTCTCAAGACACTTGGGACATTATCTCCAAGACCGTCTACGGATCTGAGCTTTTCATGGACCGCTTGATTGCCGCGAATTTGGACCACCGCAAGGTGGTTTTCTTTTCGGATGGCGTCGTCTTGAACGTGCCGGAAATCGACACGACTTCGAGCGACTTTGAGAAGAATCTGCCGCCCTGGAAGAGGAACAGCCATGCCTAATCCGCTTCAGACGAAATTGAGGCTGCTTTTCACGGCTGCCGGGCAGGATGTTTCACAAAGCGTTCTGCCCGATTTGTTGTCTTTCACCTTTTCAGACAAAGAGACGGGCGAGGCCGATGAACTTCGCCTGACTCTGAAAGATGAGACGGGGAAGTGGGCGGCGACATGGAAGCCTGATGGCGGAGAAGTGGTCGATGCCTACCTATCAACGGGCGCAGACGAACTGCATTGCGGCCGCTTTTATGTGGACAGCATGAGTGTGTCGGGTGCTCCTCGTACTTTTGAGATGCAGGCCGTGTCGACGCCTTTGAATCAGCCTATTCGACGCAAGGCGATTACCAAGGCTTGGGAATCCAGAACGCTCCGAGGTATCGCGGAAGAGATCGCGGCCGAAAATGGCCTGCAACTCTTTTTTGATGTCGAAGAGGACCCGCAGTATGACCGCAGAGATCAAAAAGAGGAGAGCAATCTGGCTTTTCTTCAGCGACTTTGCGAAGACGAAGGCTTTTCGATCAAAGTCACGGACCAGAAGATCGTGATCTTCGATCAACGGTCTTACGAGACAAAGGAGCCGATCAAGACGATCACGCTGGGCGTTTCGGATGTGCTTTCGTGGTCTTTCAGCTCGCAGCAATCCGAGACTTATCGGACTTGTGTGGTGGCCTGGCGCGACATGAAGAAGAAGTCGAAGGACTCGGCCGGTGGCTACGACTTCTCCAAGACGCCTGAGAAGCCCGGCACGGTCGACGAAGAACTTGAAAAGCTTCGAACGCCTGATTACCGGGCGCAGAAGAACCCCGCGGTCAACTACTTCAGCTATACGGATCCGACCGTGGATGCCTCCGGTCAAGAGTACCGCGTGCGTAAGCGCGTTACTTCAAAGGCCGAAGCTGAACGTCTTGCCAAGGCGACGCTTCGCAAAGTCAATCTGCGGCGCGTTACCGGAAGCTTGACGGTGATTGGAGATCCGTCGCTTTTGGCCGGATGCGTGATCGCCTGCGAGGGTTTTGGAAGCTTTGATGGCAATTTCATTATCGAATCATCTTCGCACGACGTTGGCGGCGGGGGCTACACGACAAGCCTGCAACTGCGGCGTGTCAACAGGGAATATTGATGCAGTTTGACAATTTCAAGATTGGCGAAGTCAGCTCGATCAATCCGGTCAAATGCACGGCTCGAGTCATTTTCGATGACGAAAACTCGATGGTGAGCTACGACTTGCCCATCATGCAGCGTAACTCTTTTGGCAATCGCGACTATCAGATGGTTGACGTCGGAGAGGATGTGCTGTGTCTTTTTCGTGGCGACGGTTTTGAGGATGGCGTGATCATCGGCTCGTTTTACGCCGGTGATGTTGAACCGCCTGAGACAACGGCCGATCGTCGGACGGTTGTATTCAAAGATGGCACCCGGATCTGCTACGACCGTTCCTCGCACACGCTGACGGTGACGATTGCAGGTACGGTGATCGTTTTTGATCAAAAGACAGGATCGATTACGGTGCCGGAGTCGGCTTCGGTGTTCTGCAAAACGGCTTTAGTGCGGGCTTCTGAATCGGTGACGATTGACTCGCCGAACACTTACTTCACTGGGAACATCACAGTTGCCGGTCTGATCACTGGCCAAGGCGGCTTTACGGTGACCGGCGGCGGTGGTGTTGTGGCCAACTGCGACATCCAGCTCAACGGCACGCTGACGGCAACCGGAGACGTAGTGGCAAGCGGCATCAGCCTCAACAGCCATACTCACACTTGTCCGGATGGTGAGACCACTGGTCCACACTGAAAATTCGATTCGAAAAAGCAAGCCCCGCAGATTTCGGCGATCTGCGGGGCTTTTTTATCAACTGAACTGGAGTTGATATGGGAATTGTACGGGATTTAGCGGAGTCATTGCAGATGGTCAAAGAACTTCCGTTTTTGATGGCACTCCCTATCTATGGGATCGCATACGGCGCAGCGGTTTTTGTGATCGCGAAGGCCGTCAAAGCAGTTCGTGACGCGATGAAGTGAGGGCGGCATGGCAAGTGCTTTAGGACTTTTGGGGACGATCCCTTTTGTGTGTAGCGCCAGCCTGGCGCTGACTTTTAAAGACCTGCAGGTCGAGCGGACAGATCGATGGGCGACGCATGAGGTTATCGGCCAGAAGCCGAAGCTTGAGTACATCGGTCCGCAATTGCTGCAGGTGACTTTTTCGATGCAGCTGGCGGCAGCGCTTGGCCTATCGCCTCCGATTGCGCTCAAGGCTTTGCAGAAGGTCATGGAAACACACGAGCCGCAACGGCTTTTGATCGGATCCGACTACTTAGGGCGGTTTGTCATTGAGTCGATGTCGGAGAGCAGAAAGCACCACAACAACTTCGGCCAGTGCGTCTTTTGCGAGGTGTCTGTAACCCTGAAGGAGGCGGCATGAACTACGTCGTGAGTTTGGGATCCGAAGTGAATTTCGATCCGGAAACCGAAGTTGTCGAAATCCTTCAAAACGTCCGGACGATCATCGGCACGCGCAAAGGCACCGTGCCTTTGGATCGTGACTTTGGCATTTCGTGGGACTACGTCGACCAGCCGATTGCCGTGGCTCAGATGCTGATGCGATCGGAAATCGTGGATGCAGTTGAGACGTATGAGCCACGCGCAAAAGTCGAATCAGTGACTTTTAACGGCTCACAAGAAGACTCTTTGGACGGCGTTTTGAAGCCGATTGTAACGGTTTCGATTGGAGAATAGCCTTATGGCAGAGACGATTCCACGGTGGGGGTTGGCTCCGGTCAACTTCCTTGAGACGGACGCGGAGACGATCCGATCTCAGATCATCACAGGCTTTGAAAAAGCCAGTGGAGACACACTAGCGGCGGGTGATCCCCGCCGCCTTTTTTTACTATCAATCGCAGACGTCATCATCCAGCAGCGCACGGCTATCAATCTTGCGGCACAGCAGAACCTCTTGAGCTACGCGCAAGGCGGATACCTTGACGCTCTCGGTCAGCTCTTGGCCGTAGAGCGCATGGCTGAAAGCAAGGCTGTGACGACGCTTGAGTTCACGCTTTCTCAGGCCCTCGGATCCGTCTACACAATTCCGGCAGGGACGCAGGTCACAAATGGGGTCGTGACCTTCGAAACTGATGAGGATTTGCTGATCCCGATCGGCCAGACAAAAGGCGAGGTGTCGGCATCTTGCACGGTGGCCGGGCCTGTCGGCAATGACTACCTCGCAGGGCAGATCAGCACGATCGTGACGCCGATGACTTTTGTGTCCGGTGCGCTGAACACGACGATTACGACGGGTGGCGCGGATGCCGAAAGCGATCCGGACTTTGCCGATCGAATCCGCTTGGCGCCGAACTCGTTTAGTGTTGCTGGCCCCGAAAAGGCTTACGTCTATCACGCAAAGAGTGTGTCGCCGGCGATCATCGACGTCAAAGTTGACTCGCCGACTCCAGGCGAAGTTGATGTTTATGTCCTGCTGACCGACGGGACGCTACCCACAGAAGACACGCTTGAGCAGATCGAAGAGCATTTGTCTGACGAAAACATTCGCCCCTTGACCGATCACGTTGTGGTCAAGGCGCCGACAGCCTCGAATTATGAGATCGAGTTGCACTACTGGATCAGCCAGGAAGACTCGAGCAAGGCTGCTCAGATCCAGGCCGATGTAGAGGCCGCTGTTGAGCAGTATCGCCTATGGCAGCAGACAAAGATCGGGCGTGATATTACACCCGGCAAGCTCTTGCAGCTGGTCTTTGCTGCCGGCGCTTCACGAGTCGACGACTCGAAGATGAAACCTGCTGCATGGAAGAAGCTCGAGGCGATGCAGGTGGCGCAGTGCACGAAGGTTAACGTGGTATATGAGGGCTATAAAGATGAGTAAGACCCTCGATCAGACCTCGCTGCTAGACCTTGTCCCCGACTCGATTAAGCGAGACAAGTCGGTAAGTAGCGCAGGCAAGGCGCTTGATCCTTTGCTTCAAGAGGTGACGGCTGCGCTGGATCTTCCGAGCATCTACGTGAGCATCGACGGACTCTCGAGTGAGCAGCTTGACCATCTTGCTTACGCGTGGGATGCGTCGGTCTGGCGTGACTCTTGGCCGATCGAGCTCAAACGCTCGGTGGTCAAGAACGTCGTTACAGAAAAGCGCAAGAAAGGGACGGTCAGAGCAGTGCGCGACGCGCTGGCTTCGATTCAGTCCGCCGCCACGATTAAGGAGTGGTGGGAGACGGATCCGAAGGGGACACCGCACACTTTCACGATCTATGCGACGCTCGGGAAGATCGAGGGCGTGCTTGACGCTGAGATGCAAGAGGATTTGATCCGACTCATCGATGATGCCAAGCCTGTCCGCAGCCACTACACCTTTGTGATCCAGCAGCAGGTCGGCGGCGGTTTGGGCATGTGTGCCTACCTTCGACCGGTCGCTTTTGCACGGATCCGCTCCGAGTCAATCACTTCTCTTGATGCCGATGGAGTCATCGGCCTTGCCGCTGGTGCGCGAGCCATTGTGTCGCGCTGCCTTGTGGCAACAGCTTCTTAAAGGCTTTCTATGGAAATCATCATTACGAATGCAGGCCTGGCTGCGATTGTCAACGGCGAGGCCACGGGTACGGCAGCCGTCCAGATCACAAAGATCGGGCTGGGATCCGGACGCTACACGCCAAGCAAGACTCAGACCGCTTTGCAGGCCGAGTTCAAGCAGATCGATGTGATTGAGGGTGGGGACACCGGAGACAACTCGATTCATGTGGCGATCCGAGATGACTCTGAGGACAGTTACGCGGTCTACGAGTTTGGTCTGTATCTGGCCGATGGAACGCTTTTTGCTGTGACTTCGCAGCAGTCAGTGATCTTGCAGAAGGTCTCGACGTCGCAGGCTCTGCTGTCGGTTGACATCAAGTTTGACGGGATCGACTCGACATCGATCACGTTTGAGGGCATGACGTACAGCTTTGCTGCGGCCACTACTGAGAACGCCGGTATCTGTGAATTGGCCACGGAAGCCGAGACGCTTGCCGGCACTGACTCGCAGCGAGCCGTAACTCCGTCGGCTTTGGCAAAGCTTTTGGCGACGGATACGCGTGCAGGCTTGATCAAAACGGCCTCGGCAGACGAGGCTAAGACCGGCACGGACGCCGAAAAAGCTGTCACGCCAGCGGCTTTGAAGGCTGCAGTCGATGCCCGGGCCGCCAGCGACGAAGTGGCCGCAGGTGGTTCGTCCACGACGTCGTTCCTGACTCCGAAGTCGGTTCTGGCTATTGAGGCCGGTACTGGCAAAAAAGGTCTTGTGGAGCTGGCCACAGAAGCCGAAGCAAAAGCCGGCACTGACGCAACCAAGGCGATGACGCCGGCCACCGTCAAGGCGGCTTTTGACAATGCTTTTGCTTCTGCGACGGAAGAACAGGCGGGCACGGTGCGCCTGGCGACTCCGGACGAGGCTAAGGCCGGTACAGACGAAACGACGGCTGTTTCTCCGGCCACTATGAAGGCGGCCGTGGATGACCGAGCGGCAAGTGCCGAAGAGGTTTCTGTCGGCACGTCGACCAGCAAGTTTGTGACGCCGGCCACTTTAAAGACCGTGATCGACGCTTTGAACCTGACGATTGCCGAGCTGACGGCACGAGCCGAAGAGCTTGAAGGCGGTTCGGAGCCGGATGCTCCGCAAGTCCTGCCATTGGGAGACTAAACGATGCCCGATACTGCAAACGAACTGAAAATGATCATCACGCAGGCCGGCCTCGATGAGGTAGTTGCCGCGTCGCAAGCCGGCACGGATGCCGTCTTGATTACTGAAGTTGGCTATGGCACCGGTCAGTACACGGCCACACCTGAGCAGACTCAGCTGCAGGCCGAGTTCAAGCGACTGACCACGGTCGCCGGCGGCGCTGTGGCCGACAACGTCATCCACTGCACGGTGCAGGATAGTACGGATGACGCCTATACGGTCTACGAAGTTGGGCTGTATACCGACAAGGGCACTCTTTTTGCGGTCTACTCGCAGAACACACCTATCCTGCAAAAGTCAGCGATGGCCATTTCGATGTTGGCCATTGACATTGCAGTTACAGACTTCAGCGCCGACCAGGTCATTTTTGGTGACGCCAACCTTCTGAACCCGCCGGCGACGACGTCGACGTTGGGTGTGGTCGAGCTGGCGACGAACGAAGAGACCATCACGGGCACGGATGCCACACGTGTCGTCACGTGCGCGTCCTTGTCGGCTCGAACTGCTACGACCGGGCGCACCGGTCTGATTCGCATTGCGACATCCTCCGAAGTGGCGGCCGGCAAGAATCAAAACAAGGCTTTGACGCCGGCGAACCTTCTGGCAGCCTTTTTGAAGGCGCACGGTGATTGGGGGATGCAGAAGCTTCCGAACGGCCTGATTTTGCAGTGGGGACAGGCGACGCTGGCATCGAACGGAAACAGCGTGATTGCTTTCCCGGTGGCCTTCCCGAGCAAGGCTGTTTTTGCGGTCGCTGAAGCGAAAGGGAACTTTGCACCGACCTTTGCACTTGCGACACTCAAGCGTGGAAACGCGGCCTTCAAACACAACGGCAATGGAGGCGTGGCCTCCTACTGGATGGCTCTCGGCTACTGACGAGGTATAGATATGGCTTACTACTACAGCGCGGCTGAACGCGCTTTTTTTTCGTCCGAACTTATGTCAACGGACGCTATGCCGTCCGACAAGGTGGCTGTTGCTGATCAGACCTACCAGCAGCTGATGGCCGATCAAGTGGCCGGCAAGCTGATCCGGACGGGGTCCGGCAACGCGCCTGAATCTGTTGATCAGGGGTTGACCGCAGCGACTCGCTTTGGCGACGTGAGCTTTGGCAAGGTCACTGGTACGAGCCTTGACATCAACGGCAATGGCGATGTATCTGGGACTTTTGTGGTGGGCGGAGCTGTCACCATTAAAGGCGCTTTGAATGCCCAGGGCGGTCTCAATGTGACATCGATCACGGCGACTGGAACATCCACCTTGGCCGCCGTCAATGCGACGAACATTTCGGCCAGTGGCACGCTGAAGGTCAATGGCGCAACCACTTTGCAGGCTGTCTCTGCCAAAAAGGTCACGGCGACAGAGCTTGACCTTAATGGCAACGGAGACGTTTCCAGAAACTTGGTCGTCCACGGCAAGACCACTCTTGAGGCTCTTCAGGCGAACGGTGATGCCACCATCGGCGGGTTACTGAAAGTCACGGGCTCTGCGCAATTGAATGGTGGCGGAACCGTCAAGGCTCCGGGAGAAACCGTCAATGACTCGTCTATCGTTCCGGCTTCATGGGTCTGGAGCGCAATGCTTCGGTATGGCCTTGGTGGTGGATTGAATACATCACCAAGCGGCAGCGCCAATGAGGCGTTTGGCTCATCGGATTTGAATGATTGGGATAAGTCTGGCTTTTACTCGGTTTCGTTCACTGATGGTCAAAACACGCCGACAGGTCAGGCAGCATGGACTGGCGTCCTACTTGCCTTGATGAGACGCTGGGAGGCGGGGACAAGTGGCCTTCAGATTGCTCCTAACGGCAGCGCTTTCTGGTACCGAACACGAAGCAACTCAGCATGGAATCCATGGCATGTCTTGGCAACCCAAGACTATGTCCAGACTCAAGTCAACAGCTTGACTACACTCACGGACGATGGCGTAAAGACCGTTACCAACGCTGACTACAATACTTTGACCGCCCCTGGGTTCTACCACTGCAATTCAGCTGGCCAGCAAAATGGTCCGGGTGGCGCGAACAAGTTGCTAGTTCTGGCTACGGCCAATGATCCTCCGAAGCACATTACTCAAGTCACATTTCCGATCTACAACACAGGCAAATATTGCCCGGCAATCCGTTACATGGATGGCGAAGGAAATTGGAGTAGCTGGGAGAAGATCGCGTTAGTCGAAAGCAACAATGTGCTCAATGCCGCGGGTCTTTGCCTAACGGCTTCTGCAATGATCAAATATCCTGGAGCAAGTTCTAGATCAATCCCCAATTTTGGGTTTGAAGTCGAAGATTACGTAAAGGGAGATGATCTCTCGAAGGCGATCAACGCTCGCTACTTGGTCTATGGCAAAGATCAAAGCGGCGTAGCTTTGGGGGCGCTTGGCGGCATGATCGTTGGCGTCGAGCAGACAAAGAAAACGTGGGCACGACTGTACGCTTATAGGAACCAAAACGGCGTCGCTACGGCGGACTACATCGGCATTCTTGCGAACCCGGACGGAACTTATGAAACGAGGTCTCCACATCCAGTTACGAGCAGTGACGACAACTCGATTGCGACGACTGCCTGGGTACGGGCACTTTTTGAAGCAGGTCTCGGTTCGGCCATCCCATCTGGGGTGGCCTTTCCATATGCAGGTAAAACAGTCCCGTCCGGCTTCATGGCCTGTAATGGCGGCACGATCAGCCGAACGACGTATGCCAAGCTTTTTGCGGCAATCGGTACGGCCTGGGGTGTCGGCGATGGCTCTACGACCTTCAAGCTACCCGACTGGCGCAAACGCACAGTGATGGGCGCGAATACCGCATCTGAAGTTGGCACCTACCTTGAGAGTGGTGCACCGAACATCACGGGTACACACGGTGGCCACGCTTTCAAATACGGCGATCGATACAACACCGAAGGCGCGTATTACGGTATGGACGCACAGAATGGTGGCGCTGGTGATGGTGGCAATACCAATGTCTACCAGATGGGGTTCGATGCCTCTCTGTGTAACCCTATCTATGGCTCTTCGGACATCATCCAACCACCGGCAGGCAAAGCACTTTGGATCATCAAGACTTGATGCCCGAACATCACAGGTTTCATTACAGGTGGTGGCCAAAGCTACACGACACAATACGGCGGAGCGTTCTATGAGTACGGAGGCAGTACCGACACGGCTGACTCAGGCCATTCAACCGTTCCTGTCGTTGGCTTCGACGCAAGCCGCTCAAATTCCATCTACGGAGCCGCTGAAATCGTACAGCCCCCGGCTGGTAAAGCGCTCTGGATCATTAAAGTTTGATGATCCACAAGGCCTTCCCGGCTGGCGGTTGGATGACGTCCGCAGCTCCGTAAATCGGGTTGCTTCTCGAGGCATCAAAGGAGATAGCTTGGCCGTCTCCATCGCTTCCACTTTTTGAGCGGCCTGTTCCAGTAGCCTGGAAAGCACCGGACACCGGGTTCCCTTGATAGTGCGCTACAAAGGAACCTGTGATGTTCGGAAATTACGCCTTAATAATCCACAACGCTTTTCCAGCAGGAGGCTGAATAATGTCCGAGGTACCGTAGACAGCAGAACTACGACTTGCGTCAAATCCAATCACCGGCACGGTCGAATTTCCGTCATCTGCCGTATTTTGATTTTGCCCATAGTTGTAGAACGCGCCTCCATAAATTGTGTTGCCAGACTGTCCGCCGCCACCGATATAACCCGTGATGTTCGGT